AAACCAACCATTGACGATTCCTTATGCTGTTTGTTAGCCCTTCGCCACCCGGTGATCCAGTCAATAACATTCAGAAGCAAATACCCGGCGAACAAATACCAATAGATACCAAAAACGGCGCTAAAGACGGCAACCGCCGCGCCCACAACCATATTGTAATGATCGATAAAATCGAATTCCATTATTTTTTCTCCTAATAGACGATTACGGCCTGGATACAAGTTACTGTCGCATCGCCGGATGTGGCGGTTGCTTCAACCTTGATAACATCTCCCTTGTTTGCCGCAAATGACTTGTTGAACATACTACCACGCACATAATAGGTTCCAAGATCGCGGTTATCAACAACGGAATTGTTTTTGTAAATCCGGCAATTCCCGCTGCCGCCATAATAGCCGGAAGACATCCCGCCATAATAAACGGTTCCCGAATCGGGCATTGTGAACGACTGTGTTTCTGACGGATTCGGATCGCCCAACCCTCGCCCGCACCAGGCGCAAGCGCCTATCGTTTTCTTATTCCCGTACCATGTGCCGGTAGTGCTGAACACGTTTGCATTACCGTTATTAATATAAATGCTGACGCCTTTTCGGACATTCCCGGCGGAAAGATTTGTCTGTGACAGCTTGTTGATCTTCTGCGCGCCGGCGAGATATTGATTCGCGGCGATGGTCTGATCGGATGTCGTGGCATAATAAGTCGCGGCGGCTTTTTCGGTCATATTGCCTTTAACTTCTGCGCCGCCGTTGGCGAATCCGCTATAGCCTTTTCTTAACGCGGCAGCAGTTAATGCCGCCTGTCCGCTTGATACGGTGGTATATGTGCCGGTAATGTCTTTAATTCTTCCGGCGTTGCTTGCGTCGCCAACTTTTACAACCACGCCTTTTTTGATATTCCCGGCGTCAATGTTTGCCGTTGTGACGGCTTTAATCGTCTGATTGCCTCCAAGATACTGCCCGGAATTAATCGTCTGATCTGCCGTTGATGTGTTATAAGCTGCCGCTTCTTTTGTTGGAATCGTACCTTCTTTCGGCTCCCCGTCAGAATCCGAAGTAATAGCCGTATAAGGCGCAAGAACCTGCGCGGCGGATGCCGTTACATCATCGGAACCGCTGGCGCCGCCGCCAACGCCCAAGATTAAACATTCAGCCATGCTTACACCCCCTTGATGCTAATCGGAATATCAACTGTCGGCTTCTTTGAGTAGCAATAGAATGTAATCTGATTGTTGCCGGTAACAGCTCTATCAATCATAGCGTATGCTTTATGAATCGCCTTATATTTCTCTGCCGTAGGCGATGACACTTTGCCACACGCTATAACCGGCGCATAAGCTGCCGTCATGCCAAAGATTCCAATAGTATTAGTATACGGCGCGTTTTCCGTCCATCCGCTTGCGGGGAGTGTCGCATCCAGTACAAGGCACATCCGATATCCCATCTGCGCATCAAGCGGCGTTCCGGGCGTGTCGGTTGTGATATTGTTCTGAATCTTTGCCCATGCACCATCACCGCGCAGAACCGATACATTATCACCCGCTGCCGGTGCCGGAACAATGCCCTTTTCGCCCGCCGTGTCATTTGTCGCACCCGTGAACGGGCTCAGAATATCCGCGAAGAATTTGATAATCTTTCCGACAATCACCGCGATTGAATCGCCAGCCACCGGAACAGGAAACGAATCTTCATTTGCAATAGGTTTATCAACGACAGTTGCCGAAACATCCCCGCCGATTGTGTTAACCTTCCCGTCAATCAGATTCTGCAAATGGTTAATATCCGCTACCGTCGCGGTGCCGGTATCATTCACAGCAAAAGTGATGCTTTCAGCTTCGCTTATCTGCATCAAGATGTTGTAAATAAATGCCGTCGGTGAATTCTCATCAAATACCGGCTGTTTGTCCGGCGTAATAGCTGTCAGAACTGCAAAAAGGAATTCCGCGCCGCCCGCCAGCGATGCATAAACGCCGATTGTGTTGATATAATATTCCGTTGCAATGTTGGTATTGGAGAACCTGGCATAAACCTGTACTGTGTTTGAATTGTAAACCGACGGCGTAGGCAGCTCCACCGACTGAACGATATCCCGAAGCGATGTCATCGCCCGGATGTTAGTTCCGTCCGGGATTGCGTAGCTTGATGTTTTCGCCGTCTTAAATGTCAGCGTCTGCGATTCTGCGATAGCTTGCGCGATGGCATTGATTCCGGCGTTTGTAATTATTGTTTTATTATAAACACCCATGCGAAATTTCCTTTCGTCCTAAATAAAGCCCCCGAAAGAATCGGGGGCCGGTTACTGATTTAAAGTGTCCTTTTATCAAGTCACCGTTGTATATATATGTTTGTGTCAACGTCCCCATATTTAGACTTTAAAATGTTAGGATATGTTCCCACCGCAATATTATATATTGCATGATTCTGTAAGTTTTCGGATTGTGACATTCTCATAACAAACGTATTTGAATGGACGTTAATCAATGTGTCAGAAGAACCAGTAAACAATCTGATACCATACTTATTCAAGCACTCGGATACAATGTAATTATCCTTGAAAATAACATTTGTGACTCCACCATTAGTATAGTTATTTATATTAACGGCAAAATCACTCAATTCTCCATCTCCCCACGGATATAAAATGTTCCTGACAAACTGAATATTTCTGCACTTACCATCAATGAAAATAGTTCTCGGATAACCTTTAATTGTGTTTCCATCAAAAACAATATCCCTTACATAGTTTACAAGACCATTAAACTTGATATAGACTCCATGGTTCTCGGTATCATTTAAGAACTTATCAACATAATTGTTTTTTATCATTCCATTGATAGCTTGATTGAATACGACAATGCCATCTGTAACACAATCCAAAATATGGTTTTCAGAAATGATAAAGCCCTGACTTTTTTGTAATATAGTTACTTTATCGCTAAAGCCTTGCACAGAAATTCCATCATTGTTAAAGCGAAGTGTATTATGTGATACTTTCCCATTGATAACACCGCAAATTCGCACACCATGTTGTGCAGAATACATCACCACATTTTTATCAACAATACTACATTTCGTTTTTAATAGTTCGATTCCACTTCCCTCCGAAGTGTTTTTAATGAAGTTCCCAACAATTACGTTATTTTCACCATAGTTGTCAGCAATCGCCGCATCATCACAGTTGTTAAAAATACAATTTTCAACTTTAGTATTTTTTGCGGCTTTAATCCATATCCCACTACACTCACTATCCGAACCGAAGTAAGCATCAGGCGAACAGATGCCAAAAATACTTAAATTTCGCACAGAACAGTTGTCAGCCATAGCATTAAACACTATGCCGTTTATGCCTGCGCATTGATACTTTAATGTTGAGTTGTGTGACTCTCCAACGATTGAAGTGTTGGCATATGGGGTAAGCTCATCACTTAACATATATGTACCATCAGGAAAATATAATTGTTTCCCTTGTGCAAGTTCAATGCACTCTTCAATAACCGCTGTGTCATCATGCCCGATGTAAGCCGCTGTGATAGTATTAGTAAAACTGTCGCTAATTGTAATTTTTTTACCATTAACAGCGGTTATTTTAGATACTAAATAATCACCATATTGAGCATAGTCAATCCTACTACTAATTCCAACATTTGCCGAATATACGCTTGCTTTAACTCCCTCTTTATAACTTGTTCCCGTTGCCTTTGCTACGAAAAATACAACATTTGAATTTGCATACCCACAAGCAACCCAATTCGTAAATGTTCTATTCCTTAAAGTATTGCATAATTCTTGTGGAGTTGTAAGATTGCCTTTGTCATAAGTAACAGTAAAGGTTACACCCACTCCGTTGTCATAGAATAATGTTCTTCTACGATTACCAGCCTCATTTGCCTCAAGAATTACTGTGTTGCCACTTCCACCATTTGTATGTGTTTTTGTTACTGGGTCATATGTTCCCCAACCCTCAAAATAAAACTCCCTTATCTTACTCGCCACATTTTCAGCATCATCGCCATTAGACACTTGTATTTCATAATCTACACCATCTACAATAACGGAAATAAAGCCATCACTTGTGACAGTTCCGCTTATTACGGCTGTAACAGTTTCTTTTTTTGCTTGTGCGTAAAGCAACGAAGCTGACTCGTTAGGAAGATACAACTCAATATTGCCAGTTGATGTCGGGGCATTTTCAAATACAAGCGACAGCACTTCTTTACGAGGACTACCGCCACCAGCAATCATTACCCCATCGCCAACTTTAAAATCTTTAATATCTAAAAGAGTGACTTCATTACTTCCGCTTACAAGATTTCCTACGGTAGACAAATCAGACCCACTTGCACCTTGTTTCTTCACATTGATTACAGTATTTGCACCAATTAAAGCGCTCTTTAAATCAGCAATTTCGCCCTGGATTTCAACCTTTGCGGCGTTAAGGTCAGCCACATTGACAAGACCCGCGGCATTTACCGTAACGGTCACATTTGCCGCGTTCTGCATGGTTAAGTTAATCTCATAAATGTACGAATACGGCTTGTTGTCATACGCTGGCATTGTATCAGCCGCCGAAGCTGTCACAACGGCAAAAAGGGATTCCGCAGACGAACCGACTTTCGCATAGATTCCGATGGTGTTAATCGTGTATGCTGTCGAAATGTCGGTATTATCCACCGCCGCAGAAATCTTAATTACGCGGGAATTGTAAACCGTTGCGCTGGTGATGTCTTTTGACTGCTTGATTCCGTTGATCGTTGTCAGCGTTGCAAGATTCGTTCCGGCGGGGTATGCGTAACTTGATGTTTTAATGGTGGTAAACTCAAGCGATGCGCCCGCTACGGCTTGCGCAATCATTGACTGCCCGCTGTTAGTAATCACGGCGCTATTATATGTTCCCATATTCAGCCTCCTTTAAATGCTCTGTATAACAGCAACGCTCATCCGCGCCGCATTGTAATTGTTGCCAACGATAACGGACACAACATCCGAATCATTCCCGCCCACGGTCTGTTCTAACGTTCTCGCAATCAGCATTGCCGCGTAATTGTTCGAATTGATGGTGTTGTTAACTTCCTGATTCGCGATGATGGCCAAATGAGTAGGCATAATCTCATTTATGACATCATAAAGCAAATCAACCGCGCCATAGCGATCCGATGTAACGGTAATTTTTGCCGTGTTCTGTTCCGGGTTAACCTCCAGCGAGTATTCCGTCCCAAACAGCTCTGTCAGTTTGTCCCGCAGATCCCAAACGGTGATCGGGGGCCGCTGGTTCAGCCGAAACATAATCCGCGTCCGCCGGAATTCCAATGTATCGCCCGCCCGTTGCGGAATGTTCATCAGATCTTCCCAATATTTCAACGTGTCAGCATCGGCTGTTTCAACAAAATAATTCGCCTGGATTTTTGCCGCCGCAGCTTCCACGCCGGACAGCTCCACGGCATACGCTTGCATGATTGCGATATACTCTAATACCGGCTTGAACCAATCCGGCAACTGTTCCATTAGAATCTCATGTGCTTCGGGGATTGTATGAACGCTACTGCTCATTTAACACCACCTCGCCCAATACCGGCACCTGTTGAAGTGCTGATGTTTCCGTTAAAGATAAATCTGTTGAACCGCCGTTTACCGTTAGATTGGTAACGTTGGCAACGGCAGACACCGACAGGATCGCGTAAATGATACGCGCCACATAAACGGTTACCGGGTATGATATCTGATGCGCTACAAGGGCCTTCCCCCATTCCTTTGCAACAGATGTTATGTATTCACTAATTGCCGCCTTTATGTCATCCGTATATGTTGCAAGGCCGTTCTCCACGTTGGAATTAAAGCGGATGTTTGCCGTAATGTTGATAGCTAACGCTGATGCACTTGTAATCGTCACAGCCGCGCCAATTGGCGCGATGCCATAACCGTTCGGGGATGGCGTGGAAGTGTTCACCTCAAACGGGCAAATCGCCTCTTGCACCGTTTCCACCAGCGCCGCAGATGCCGGGCCGAAATCATCATCGATGATGCTGCAAAGAGTTGTTCCGCCGCCGTTGTATGCGTTTGCCGGGTAAATCTGCACACCGCCAACACCGGGGATTGCTAAAATAGCCTGTCGATATTCGGAAATGTTGCCGCCATAGGGAACCGCGCCGAAGGATTCAACATATCTTTCCTTCAAGGCGTTGTCGGTTTCTTCTTCCGTGCCTTCTGTGATGATTTCGCCAATCTGAGCGCTTGTCAACCCGGGGATCGCCGTGATTGGCATAATCGGCCCGGTATAACTGTTCCCGATAATCCCCACGGTGTCACATGTCATTTCATACCGATACACGCCGCCTTCTGCTGAAATCTGATCGCCGCTTGTGAAGTTGACGGAATCTGCGCCGTTAATCGTCTTGAACACGGACCCGGCAGAAACTGGCGCGTTAAAAATGCCCTGTC